CTTCTGTATACACTGACCAAGTAGTAAACCAAATGAAAAAGCTAGATGATGCTTATCTTTGGGGAGACCGTTCAGGTTCAGCTTATGAAGGATTAGGACACTTAACTTCAGGAAATAACCCAGGAGTAGTAGTACCTAACGACGCAACAGGATCATTTACTTCAACTAATGCATTAGACAAATTAGATGCACTAATTGAAAACATTCCTTCTGACGTACAAGATCGTGACGATTTCACAATCTGGATGTCAACTACAAACTTTAGAAAGTATATCGTTGCATTAAGAAATGCTAACAACTATTACTTCGATATGAACTCTGCAGATAACAGAACTGGAGTATTACAGTCTGTATATCCATTTGCACCAGGAATTAAAGTAGTAGGTACTTCAGGTATCACTGGAAACAGAATCGCATTAATGCCAGATGCTTATGCAGTAGTAGGTGTAGATGCAATTTCTGACATTGAGAACTACCAATTATGGTATGATATCAATTCAGACCAATTGAAACACAGACTTAAGTCTAAGTTAGGTGTTCAAGTAGCATTCCCAGAATATATCGTTTCTAATAACGGATAGTAAGGAGACTAAGATAACGGGCGGTTTAATCGCCGCCCTTTTTTTAACCAATTAAACAACATTATATATGGCAACTTGTGATATTACATCAGGATTTACGCTAGGGTGTAGAGACAACTCAGGAGGTATCAAAAATGTATACATCCTTTCAGGTTCTATTTCTACTATTGCGGAAACAGCTGGTGATTCACCAATTACTGCGATTACAGGTTCTGGAACTTTCTATCAGTTCGAACTAACTCGTCAGACAGGTGATTTCACTGAAACTCCGACTCCTAGTCTAGAAAATGGTACAGTATTTTATCAGCAAGACCTAAATGTTGCTTTCCATAAATTACAATCTTCTATTAGAAACCAGGTAAAAGTATTAGCTCAAAACCCAGATCTAAAAATTGTTGTTGAAACAAACAATGGGGTTGAGTCACCTTACACAGGAAGATACTTCTTAATGGGTAGATATAGAGGGGCTAGTTTATCAGCAGGAAGCGGCGCTTCAGGTACTGCTTTTGGAGATGCTAACCAATATGCTTTAACCTTCAGTGGTCAAGAACCAGAACCAGCAGATGAAATTCTATCATCAGATGGAACTTTAACTTCTGTTCTTTCAGGTATTACTGTAGGATAATTATAAACAAAGAAAAATGGGAGAGGTTTTAGGATTTCTCCCTTTTTTTTCTTAAATTAAACAATAAATGATACAATTATACTACCGCTCAGGATCAGGAAATCAGTCAATAGCAATCTGGCCAGAGACTGATTCAATTTATTTTAACAGTCCGTCAGGTAGTTTTTCTTTATCATATAGTCAAGACCTTGATAGAAGTTCAGGGTCTATTGATTTAACGTTATTGAATACACCCGATTCAGTAACACCAAGACTTGTATTTAGTTTAGCTAACAATAAAGTACCTCAATTTTCAGGTTACTACACAGTTACTTTAAAAGAAAATTTAACTGAAGACGTTAGAACTTGGGGAGCAGAAGCTATAGAATGGCAAGCTGCAGACTTTACTTGGGCTTCAAGTACAGATGTAGTAAGTAGTAGACAGTTAGACGTAGATAGAGCTTGGGTCTCAGGAAGTGATCAACCATCATTCACACAGTATGTAAGTGCAGATGAAGATGGTACTTATACAACATATCATGGATAAGATGGAAAATAAAAAGAAATTACATTTTGCAAAGATTCAAAGGTTTAACGACCATAGAGTTACTGCTAAAGAGAAAAAGAGTGATAAGTATATTCGTTACGGGGAAGATAATGCATTTCCAGAATATCTTATCAGATTATATAATCAGTCTTCTATTCATTCAGCATGTACTAATGCAATTATAGAAGGTATTATAGGTGGAGGTATAACTTCTACCGATGAAGAAGCCTTAGGAGTAGTAAATAAGAAAGGCGAAACATTAAACGACATTTATACAAAGATAGCTACTGATTTTTATCTATATGGTAGCTATGCTATAGAAGTAATTTGGTCTTTAGATAAGAGTAGAATTGCAGAGATGTACCACATCGACTTCTCCCACTTACGTGCAGCAGAAAAAGACCATAGAAACAATATTCCAGGATACTATATATCAACTGAATGGAAAGCATTTAAGAAAGCATCTGAAAAAGATGTTCATTACTTACCAGTATATAACCCACATACAGCAGAAGAAGAACCTTCTCAAATATTTGTTTCACAAGAATATCATCCAGGACAATTATACTATCCGTTACCTAAGTATCACGGAGCATTAAAGGTAATTGAAATGGATACAGAGATTGATAACTTCCATGTTAACAATTTACAGAATGGTTTAGCTCCATCATTAGCAATAACAACATTTACTAATGGTTCACCAGACGATGTAGAAGCAATAGAAACTTCTCTAAGAGCTAATTACGGAGGAACTGATAATGCAGGTTCTCTAGTATATATGGACGTAGATAGTCCAGAAAATGCACCAGTAATCACACCTATTCCACAAAACGGAGCAGACGATTACTATAATGCAATTAACGATATTTCACTACAAAAAATATTAACAGCACACAGAATTACTTCTCCTATGATGTTAGGAATTAAGACAGAAGGACAGTTAGGTGGTAGATCAGAAGTAATAGATGCATTCTTGCTGTTTAATAATACAGTGTTAGTACCTTTACAACAAGATATCTTAAGAGGATTAGAAAGCTTATTATCAGTTAACTATCCAGATATTGTTATTGGGGTAGAAACTAAACAACTATATGAAGACGGAGAAGTAGAAGAAGAGGTAGTAACTTCAGTAGAAGTATCAGATCAAGAAGACGAACAACTAAACGAAGAAACTAATGACGACAACATTTCTAATATCGGAAACTAAATTAAGACAGTTTACCGACATTGCCAATAACGTAGATAGCGAATTAATTAAAAATGCAATTCGTGAAGCACAAGATATCAGTCTTCAAAGAATTATAGGTACAGCCTTATACGAGAAGCTTTTATCTGACGTTGATAGCTCGTCTCTCTCAGGTAATTATAAGACTTTAGTAGATGACTTTATACAAGACTTTTTAATCTATGCAGCTTATTGGTATGCGTTAGATAGTATCTTCTTAAGATCAAGAAATAACGGCCTTATTCAACCAACAGGAGGTGAAAATAGTCAGCCTACAGATAGAAGTCTTTACAATATGAAAAGACAATCTATACAGAATAAAATGGAGTATTATGCAGAAAGACTTACAAACTACATAGTACAAGAAACAGGTTTATTTCCAGAACTTAACGAAAACGATCTTTTATACGAACAAACACCTAACTACGACAGTAAGTATAGAGCAGGATTTGTATTTACAAGAACCTTACATGCAGAAGAAGCTGCTAAAAGAGGTATTAAGATATACGATTCTAGATATCCATCATGTCCACAATAAATAAATTATGGGAAGAAATTTAACTAACTTAAACATTTCATCATCTTTTCAGCATTTGCTACAGATTTCAAGTAGTAATACTGTTAACGATGGTACAGGGTCTTTAATTACAGACCTTGACGTAACATCTTCTTATGCCGTAACTGCATCACATGCCTTAAATGCAAATACCGGTTCTCTATTAGTAACTTCAAGTGCAGCTAGCGATACTATTACTTTTACAAAAGGAGATGGATCACAGTATACCAATACTATTACGATAGTGTCTCAATCTTTACAAGCTTCAGATTTATTCATTACTGTAAAAAATACAAGTGGTGTAGATATTGGAAAAGGATTAGCAGTTCATGCTACAGGGGTAACAGGAGAAAATGTTAATATAAAATTAGCAGATTCAGATATTCCTGCAGACATGCCAGCTATAGGTTTAACTGAAACAGCTATACCTAATAATGGAAATGGTAGAGTAATTATTAATGGTAGGTTAAAAAATGTAAATACTTCAGGATTAATAGCAGGATCACCTGTATATGTAAATGGAGCAGGAACACTTTCAGCTACTAAGCCTACAGGTTCAGGTTTAATTCAAAATATTGGTACAGCTGCTAAAATAAATGCAACTGATGGAGAGATAATATTACAAGGTAGCGGTAGATCTAACGACTTACCTAACATTACTACAGATTATGTATGGAAAGGTGATAGTAACGGTGTGCCACAAGCAGTCCCACAATCTTCCCTAAGTGTAGGAACTGCAGCAACAGCATCTTACGTTAATCCTTTAGTACAAGACGTACAAGTTACTGGTAGTATAAGAATGGATGGAGACATCTATATGGATAAGATCGATTCAGATATTAGATTCTTACAAAATCCAGAAGGAGGTAATCCATCAAACATTAAATTCTATTCTGGTAGTACTTATGGTACAAATTATTTCCACATTCAATCAATACCAGGTGAGCAAAACTCTCTTACTATTGCTTTACAGCCAAACAATCTACACTTTATAGATTTTCAGGAAACCGGTTCAGGGCTTACTATTCCAAGAACTAATATACCAACTTACTTACGTGTATCAGGTTCTAAAGGTGGTTTAAATGTACTTACAGAATGGCCAGCAAGCTTTGGAGTAGAAAAACTATGGGATTTCGGAACTTGGACTTCACCAGGAGGAGGAACATATTCAGCAGAAACAAGATTACAAAACTACGGTAGTTTAGGAGCAGGTTTAGAAGGTATTATTGATGTATTCTCAGAAGAACCAAACTTTGGAGGTACAAACTACGCTTCATTAGTAAGAGGTCCTAAATTTGTAGGATCAGAATTAGTACCAACAGGTTCAGCAGGATTTGGTGCAGCTTATAAAGGTCAGATTACTCTACAAGATATAGGTAGTGCACAAACAAGAGTAAACATTGATGCTAACGATATTAGTATCGGTACTACAGCAGTTAACACAGGTACATTTACTATTGGTAAAGTAGGCTCAAACGTTAACTTTGCAGGTAACCAATCTATTGCAGGTCAATTAACAGTAACAGGAGACCTAACAGGTTCAAATGCTTACTTTAATAGTGCATCTATTGGATACTTACAATCTATTACAGGTTCAGCTAAGATTATTGGAGATGCATTTATTATACTAAACAACGATACACCAACACAGAAATATGCTGGATTAAAAGTATACGATAGTGGTAGTTTAAATACTACTTCATCTCTTGTATGGGATGGTAGTTCACATGACTGGAAATATCAATATTCAGCATCAGCTACTCACGAAGCAGCAGTACTACTTACAGGTCCAGAAATGAGTGATCTTGGTACTTCAGTATACAATACAAATAATACAATACTAAAAGGTACAGGAACACATCACGTAGTTGACTCTAACATTACAGATAACGGTTCAAGTGTAGGAGTAAATGCTAACTTTAGTGTTACTGGTAGTTCAGTACTAAGTGGTTCATTTAAAAACGTACATCCTTTAGTAGGAACAAATACTCAAAGTGATATTTGGTCTTATCCAACATTTACAACTACTCAAGGTACAACTTATAACTATAACTACGGAACAATTGGTAACTATCCTGCTTTTGGTCAAGCTTTAGAGCAGTATAGAGAATGGTATATTGGTAACTTAGCATTTACTGAGTATGCAAACTTATTAGTAGGACCTAATAAAATGATGATGCAGTTAGCACCTTCTGGAACAGGAGCAACTGCTAACATAGATATTCGTAGAGTAGATGCTACTACATCAAGAGCAATAATTTATGCTGACG